CTGGCACCATTCAAGGATTTTGGTTTGGATTATTTGGGGTATGGCCCCTTGGAGATTGGTACTGTGCTTACCCAGCCGGGGCCAATAGACGCAGTGTTTTAAAAAGAAAGCCCCCGTCATGGGGGCTTTTTTTTGTCACCGTCAGTGAAGATATCCCATGCGGCCATGATGATGACCCATGCTATGAAACTGCCGGCAAGGATAGCCCCCAGGAATACGGCGGCATACCAGAGGGCAACTATGCAGACCAGCACAAAGGCGGCCATCAACACTCCCATCAATACAGATAGGAATGCCCGCATAGATTACTCCTGGGCTTCTGCCGCTTCTTCCTGGGTTCCCACCTCAGAAGTTTCCGGGGGATCCAAGTCAATGGTGGCAGTCATACGGCCGCCACGAGTGCGTTCGTAACTTACCACCGCCAAGGCGGTTTGCGCCTCAGTGACCAGGCCGGTGTTGGCAATGTGCTTGCGAACCAGGGAATCCAGTTCAATGTGATTCAAAGCGATCTTCATGATGTTCTCCTTAGAACAGTTTAGGGGGGTACAGCAAAAGACCAGTGTGGGCCACAGCCACGGCATCTGCCATGTGCTCTGCTTTGCTGGCATTGATTTGTAACTGGCCATGCTTTCGCACATACGGCCAAGGCGCTTCAGGGTAGTTGGCCACAGCCCAGGCAATCATGGTGGCTTTGGAAGCCTCTGCGTACCCTGCGGTATGCAGTTTCACTTCCCGCTGTGTGAGTGTCTTGATGTTGTAGCCTTCTGATAGCAGGTAAGCCAGCAGCGCTGTTACCGCTGCATAGCTCACCATTCCACGGGCATTACGGCTACCCGTAGGAAGTTCTGCGTAGATCACCGCCTCCTTTGAAAGATGGTATTTCAGGAAGGTGACCAGCTGGCCCATACGAGCCAGGTCATCCAGATTCTTCGGACCACCTTCTGCGTGGGTCTGCTCGATATCCAGCATATCCACGGTAAGGCGGGTATCCAGGACACCGCGGCAGATCCCCCAGTTACAGAGGGACGGGTCCATGCCGATGATGATCATTGGACAGTGCTGGGCGCGTCAGCGACAACAACAGATTCCTTGAGCGCATCTGCAGCTTCCATCTTGAGCATCAGTTGGATGCTGGGAGACTCACGGAGTTCATGCATGACCATGGCAATAGCTGCACGGAATCCCTTGAGGGCTTCACCCTCCAAAATGACTTCTTCCATTGCATCAGGGGCATCACTGGTAGCGTAAGACGCCTTGGTGTCCGGGGGCACATCCCAGAAATGTTCCAGAATACCTTGCAGGCGGTGGGTCCAGTTCAATGAGTCAGCAATGAAATCTGCCATGGAGCCACGATTTTTCTTTTCAGGGGTATCCATCAAAACCTCGTAGGGGCCGTTTTAAGGCCCCTTTATTAATGGGCTGTGGGTCAGGCGGGATTATTCGCCAAACAGGCTTTTGGCGGCCGGCTTGGCACCAGCAGAGGCATTGCCTGCGGCGATAGGCTTGCCACCAGTAGACTTAGCACCACCGGTACGATCTTTCGTCTTGCCGGCGTTCTTCTTGGCCCACTGGTCATAGAAGTTGGGGCCTTCCGCCTTGGCCTTGGTTTCAGCCACGGTGAGTTTGGTTTCGGCGCTGAAGACTTTGTCCAGCTCGTTTTCTTCACGGGTTTCCCCGGAAGGTACGTAGCTGCCATCGGCGGCCTTGACGTTCTTGTTGACCACCTGCTTCATGATGCCGCCGTAGAATTGCTTGTTGAGCAGGTCCATCAGCATTTCGACCTTGGTGGGCACTTCCGCGCCAGCGTCAGAAGACCACAGGGAAACGACCTTGACTTCGGTATCAAGCTCACCGATTTCCTTGCCGGTAATCAGTTGGGCAATGGCGTTGGCTTGCAGGAAACCAGGCAGGTACTTCTTGTCACCGTTCTTGTCAACGTAGTACGGGGTGCCGCCCTTGGCGGTAGAGGAGGTCATCCAGAGGGTAGTGCGGAAGCTGCGGCCATCATCGGTAGCGGTGTGCAGATGGAGGCCCACAGCGCCCCCGGCAGAGGCCTGGACAAAGGCTTTTTCAATGGTCAGCAGGTAGATGTTGGAATCCAGGACGGCAAAGCCACCCAGGTTATCGCTTTCGCCAGCGATGGTGTTGTCAGTTTTCAGGTTATTGAGCAAGCTCATGGTAGTTCTCTCAGGCGTAGTAAGTGTGGAGTCGGTTCAGTAATTGCTGAACGTCGTTGTCGATGAAGGTTTCTTCATCTGTGAACAATCCAATCGGGCCGCGGAGGCGTTCATGGACAGTTTCCTTTGTAACTTGGGTTTGGAAGACATACTTGAATCCAAGTTTTTCTTCCCGGGGTGTGATATTCAGGAGCCCATTCTGGTAGTCCTTCAGGGCCTTGAGTGCCACACGCTTTGCAGCAATCACGATACTGAAATAACTTTCAATACCCTGATTCTTCAAGGAACCTTTCACCGGCACCTTGGTTTCCATGACCATCTCGCTCTCGTTGATGCTGTCAACGGTGTGGGCAATGAAGATCACGTTCTTGGTGGACTTGGCCACATACTCCTGCATCAGCTTCTTGAAGTATTGGGCAAAGTCCCCCCAAGCCTTCATGGTATTGGCGCTGTTCAAGACGTAGATGGATTCGTACATATCCAACAGGTAGGTGATGGAGTCAATCACAATGGTGTGAACATCTGGCATGTTCTCAGCCGCAGTGAACGCCTCAAACACTTGATGCGGATCGGTAATGGTAAACCCAGCCTTGCCATCAGCGCCTTTCTTGAACTTGGCAGCAAAAGGCAATTTCTTACCGGATTCGCAATTAAGGTACATGACGCCTTCAGGCGGCGCCAAGGTGTGCAGGGACATGGACTTACCCGAGGCAGATTTGCCAACGATAAGTACCAGATTGTCATTGATCATAGTGGAGTCCTCGTTTATTCAAAGAAGCGCCGTAGGCGCCTCAAGGGGAAGTGCTGTGCTTGGCAATGGTGGTCAGGACGGTGCCTGTCAATTCCGTATCTGACAGCTTGTTGGGCAAGCGGTCATTCAAGGATCTGACTTTGGTGGTAACGTCCAGAAGGCCCATGCCGGCATCCAGCAAGATACGTCCGTAACGATGCAGCATGTTGTTGCGGTTGCCGTCACCAATGTTGTTGATCACCCAGCGCTCAAGGTTGTCCATATCCTGTTGGGTCTCCAATAGAATCCGGCGTTCCTCATTACGACTGGTTTTGGGGATGAATGGCAGAATGTCGAACAACTGCCCGTCATTATACCAAACCTGGGCGTGCTCATTGGTAAGCCATTTGCGAGAGCGTTGCCATGTCTGGTCATCGCTGGCAAAGGGCAGCCACTGATGCACGTTGGCCATCAGCTCCTTGAACTCAGTAGAGTCCATGCGCAGGGTGAAGTTGATAGGCAACAACACACGGAAACGGTGTTCGGTCTCAGTATGCCGCTTGGTAGTATGGATTAAGGTAACGTAGTCCTTGAGGACTTCTTTCACCATGTCCAGTTGTACCCCGCCATCAATGTCCAACACCAGCATATTGAAGCCAGGAATGATAGCGTCTTCCTTACGGTGACCCCCGGTGACATGGTGGTTAATCCAGTGCAAGTTGGGCGCCGTAATGAGCTTGGACAGCTTGTCCCAGGGCGCAATCACAGGGTCATATCCGGTGGCCAGATCATCACTGTAGGCCAAAATCATTTCATCCAGATTGGTTGGCTTCAGGGTTTCACCCTTGAGGAATTCCACCCCATTGCTGAAGATCTTCTTGATGATGATGTTGTTCTGGTAACCCCAGGCAATGGCCAACTGCAGCATTTCCTGCTTCTGTGAGGCGGCCCCTTTGTAGAAGGGCAAGTCCTCTACCAGATCCACTTGTGAGGCCTCTTTACGGCAGCTGGCAATGTACTTGGCCAGTTTGACGTAGTTACGGTCACGGGTGAGCAGCTGATTGAATGCAGCACCAGAGTCCTCCACCAGTTTTACTGCCTGGTAGAAGTGGTCATCAGTGACGTACAGGGAGCGGTCCAGGAAGGCGTATGCGCCCGCCAATTTCAAGGCTTTGAAGTAGCGGTGGGCTATCTCAGCCTGCTTGATCTCTTCATGCTCAGGAAGCGTCTGTGCGAGCTTTTCACACTGCAGCCGGTACTCGATTACCAGCAGACTGGTGTCCTTGGTCATCTTGAGCTGGGTACCTACCAATGACATGTCCGCCAGCAGTTCCAAGCGCAAGGACAGATCGTCAATGAACTTGTCCGAGGTCTTGTTCGTCATCCGGTCATAGACCTCTTGCGGGGTCAGTGACATGTTGCGATCACTGGCTTTGCTGTAGCCGAAGAGGCAACGACGAGCGTAACCAGTTTCCAGCATGGAGTAGAGCTCTTCCTCGGTTTTACCACCATTCAACAGCTTGGCCGGGGTACCGAACAGCAGCATGTTGGTGGGGGTCTTGCCATGGATTTCTTCAGAGCGTTGGTTTTCAGAAGTATTCTTGAGAAGCTTCTGCTTGATGTAGCCCATGTCATACAACTCAAGGAACATGTTCAGCACATCAACACTGCTTACCAAGTTGCTGCCGATCTCATCAATCTGAAGGTTGATGGAACCTGCGCCTGCCATTAACAGTTGGTTTCGCATCTGCTTGACTGCGGCCGGGGTGGCACTGTCAAAGCTGCTCAGCATGGGGCCATAAGCAGCGAATTCCTTCTCGATACGGGCCAACTCGTCATCAGGGTCAACTCCCTTCTTTATGGCCCTTGTATT